TTGCTTCTACGATTGACGCGAAACTCCTTTATGCCATTAGCAAGTTCCCGGAAATGTACTTTGAGGGCGGGGCAATGCCTGTCACGCTGTTGGGGATTGACTCCAACGACCGCAATGAGATCGAGCGCATTCAGAACTGGTTCAAGCGCTCTGCAACGGCGGTCAAGAACGCGTTTCGCGTGCTGGGTGTAAGGGCTGGATCCATCAATCCCGTCACGCTTACTCCGCCATTGAAGGATTTATCGTTCCCGGAATTGAATGAGATTGCAAAAGACAATATCACAATGGCGTTTGGCATCAAGCAGACATTATTGGACAGTGAAGCGGCTAACTATGCAACGGCGCAGGAAGACCGGCTTTCGTTCTATGAAGACACAATCAAGCCAAGAGCACGGCTGTTTGCGGATGCTTTGAACACGCAATTATTGGCGCGTGATGGTTTGCGGCTTGAGTTCAAATTCAACGAAATGGATATATTCCAGGAAGACGAGAACGACCGCGCCGACCTGCTGAACAAGCTTACTACCGCCGGCTTGCCGATTGAAGTCGCGCTTGAGTTGGCTGGCTACGAACTGTCAGATGAGCAATCCTCTATGCTGAACTCGCACCAAGACCAACTGGACGAGCGGCGTGACAGTGGCGTGGAGCCGCAGGATGAAGAGTTGCGCAAGTGGCAGCGCATGGCAGAGAAACGCGTAAAGGAAGGCAAGCCGATCCGTGAATTTGAAAGCACGCGGATTGAACCGAGTTTGCATGGGGCGATTAGTGGCGCGCTGGAAGAAGCGCAATCGGTGGATGATGTAAAAAGAGTGTTTGAAGGTGTGTTCGATTGGAGGGGTTATCCCTAATGCCAGAGCTTGACCGCTTTGAACTTGAACGCCGGCTGGCAAGAATCTTGAGTAAAGACCTGCAAGCAGAATTGAAGAAGCTGCTGGATATGCTTGGTGATCCACCTAACATGAGTAATGTGCCATATTCATATTGGCAGACCGGCTGGAAGTTGATCGCGAAACACATTGAGCCAATCTTGGTGGATTTCTTCATTGACCAGGCAATGGCGGCAATGGACGAAGTCAGTATCACGATCGACTTGGCTGTTATCAATACTGACGCAATCGAGTGGGCAACAAATAACAGCGAGAAATGGCTGCAACAAGCGTTCGGCAACACATACGAGGGTGTGAGCGTGTTGGTTCCAAAAGCCTATGAAGAGGGCTGGACTATAAAAGAACTGGCAAAGCAATTGGAACGCTACTACTCACCTGTTCGGGCTGAGATGATTGCCGCTACTGAAATGACACGCGCGCACACCGAAGGCAGAAGAGCGGTTGAGAAACGTTACTATGAGCAGTTTGGTGAGCATCGCATTGCAATCTGGAAGACCGCGAATGACGAGATTGTCAGGAAGTGCCCTGAATGCTGGCCGCGTGACAATATGCCAGTCACAGATGATGTGTATCCACCGGCGCATCCACGCTGCCGATGCCGAATCAATTACATTGCCGAGAAGTTTCTAACGCCGAAGCAAAAGGAAAAATGGCAGTCACGATAGTTGTTGAGGGCGCGAAGGAGTTGATTGCCAAGCTGACCACACTGGAGCAGATGAACAAGGTCAAGAAAGCAATTGCGGACGAGGGTGACAATCTTGTCAATAAGTTTACAGATTATCCGACAAATGCGCATGGTCCAAACCCGCTATTGCGCGGCACGAGTGACAAAGCCAAACGGATGCGGCGCGGATTCTTCTACCACTTGAAGCAAGGCACTATTTCAGTTCCTTACGTTCGCACAGACAGGCTGAAGGGCGGCTGGACAAACATAGCATCGGCGGACGGTTGGACAGCGACGGTTGGAAATGACCCGGCGATTGGTTACAACTCATGGGTGCAAGGATCGGCGCAAACAAGGGGACATGCCAATAGCGGCTGGCTGACCATCGACAAAGCAAAGACAGAAAACGAGGCGGGAATCATTTCACGCATCACAGCCGCATTAGAAGAAGAGGTAAATAATGTTGGATAAATTAGCAATCAAGATACAAGTTCCAGACACGCTCATTGAGCCGGTTGAAGTTGACGCTGAAAAGCGCATGAAGGCTGACAGCGAGTACGTTGATCCAGGCTGGCGCGTGTTGGGCGTGCCTTACGGCGGGCAGGTACAAGGGCGTGACGCGGACGGCGAAGCGTTTCACGCTGGCACGGAAATCTGGCTGAAATCCGGCGATTATGTCAACCTCACATACTATCACGGCTTTGATCCTGAAGAGCCGGGAAAGAAGCAGGAAAAACCGGCTCTGATCGGGCGGGCTATCTACACAGGCAAGGACTCACGCGGGCACTGGTTCGAGCCGATGCTTGACGAGAGCGAGCCGTTGGCAAAGCGCTTGCTGGATGCGGGCGTTGAAACTTTGCGCGCCTCTTCCGGTGCTGTGAGTCACCTGGTACGCAAAAGCGCAGGCGGCTTGATTGACGTGTGGCCTGTTGGTGAACTGGCATTATTTGACACGAATGAATGGCGAAAACCGGCGAATGAGTTTGCCGTTATCGAAGCGAAAGCCGAGCTAATCACGGAGGCGATCCCAGAGGCTGAAAAATCAGCGGTGGATGCGGTTGAAGAGCAGGTTGAATCGCAAGAAACAATCAAACCTAATCAACCTATTTTGGAGGGAAAAATGGACGAAGAGAAAATCGTCGAAGAAGTAAAGGCTGAAGAGCCAAAAGTGGATATCAAAGCAGAACTTGAATCCATGAAGAAATCCTTGCTTGAAGAGCTGAAAGCAGCTCCCGGCGAGGTCAAGGGCGTTCCAACCGTCAAAAACGCAAAGGAATCACCCTCGTTTATCAAAGCAATGCTGGCTTGGGCGCAAGGCGACAATCCTCGCGGCTTCAAGGGCAACGACATTACAATGGGCATGAAAGCCAATCCCTGGGAAGGTGGAACTGACAACGAGGGCGGTTACGCCGTACCAGACGATTTCTACAATCGCATTGTAGAACAACGCCAGGAACTTTCCTGGGTTCGTCAGGCACCCGTCACCCGCTTTGTAGTCAATCACGACCGCATCCTGATCCCAACTGAAGGTACGGCCGCGACAAAACTCGCTATTACCGATGAAGAAGCCGCTTATAGCGAAAACGAACCATTGTTCGGGCAAGTTGCGCTCACAATGTACAAATTCACCAAGATGTTAAAAATCTCGGAAGAAATGCTTGACGGTGACGCTGTTGGGCTGGAGGCTTACATCGCTTCCGTAGTCGCCCGCGCTTCTGCTGCTGCTGAAAACTACTACTGCACAACCAGCAATGGGAGCAACGCGCCTCAGGGCATCATCGATGGAGCGACAGCTTCTGGCATTACCAACGCAGCCAAAGCCACTATTTTGGCAAGCGAAGTTATTGCAACAATGGGCACGGTGGCATCACCTTACCACAACGCCAATTCTGGCTTCCTGATGACTGGGGCGAGCAAGTTCCACATCATGGCCAGCACCGGCAACAACTTCCAATTCATCCCGACCCCATCAGGCGGCGACATTTTGGGCTATCCCATCTACATCGCTCCCGATATGGATACCGTTGGCTCGACCGGCGGCAAGGCTGTTTTGTTCGGCGACTTCAGCATGTACGCATTCGGCGAACGCCAGGGCTTGACCTTGAGCCGCAACCCGTATGTATATCAGGCTAACGGACAAATTGGTCTGTTCGTGAAACAGAGATTCGGTGGTGCTGTATTACAGACTTTGGCTCTGAAATATTTGACCTTAGCCAATTCATAATCCTGAAAGGGGATAAACAATGAACCTATTAGGAAGAACAAAAATTGTACCCTCGATCGTGCCGGTAGTTTCGTCTTCGGCATTGACTGAGGTTGTAATTGACTGCGCCGGTTTCGACCGTGTCTGTCACATTATCGCTGTGGGTGCGATCGCGACCGGCGGAACGCTGGACTACAAAGTGACCGAAAGCGCCGCGTCCAATGGATCCGACGCGACCGATGTAACCGGCGCCGCATTGACCCAAGTGGCCGAGGCCGGCAAGGAGAAAATCTACGCGATTGACGTTCCTGTCAATCCTGCCAAACCCTACCAGATTGCTGTCGGCGTGGCTGCGACTGCTAACGTTGCTGTTAGCGCTGTAGCTGTCTTGTACGAAGGCTCGGGCACGTTCCCGAAGACCGCCGCAACTGAGGCGATCGTCCTCTAACAAAGTTGGGGGCTACGAAGGTGGGGAGTTCATGCTCCCCACCAAGACCCTCGAAAGCGAGAAATATTTATGGCAGACCAGGTTGTAACAATAACGCAGGACTCAATCGCATACCCGCTTCAAAAGATTCAGTGGGATTGGTTGAGCGCAACCGGCGGTGCGGTGGATTCAGCCGCTTCCGGCTGGTATTGCGGAAAGATCGTCAGGGCAATTATTAGCCCGGATTCCAGCACAACCCAACCAACCGACGCTTACGACGTGACCATTGAAGACGCGGATGGATTCGATATCCTAAGCGGTGAAGGCGCAAACGCGTCCAACGCTGCAGCCGTGCATATCACCGACCCGACGAAAGTGCTTTATGTGAGGTCAAACGTTTTGACCTTGAAAATCGCTAACGCTGGCGACGCTAAAGGCGGCGTGGTAACGCTTTACATTTTGCGCGCCTGATTGGAGTAACCATGAAAGCAGTAAAGATACTGGTTCCGTTCCGGTTTGAGATTGACCATAAGGCGGTTGAGTTTGAGCCAGGAATTGCGGAGTTGCCTGACGAATCGGTTGAAGCTTTTATTCGCGCGGGTTATATCGCTCTGATTGAAGACGAGCCG